TACTGGAATTAACATTGTCAAAGAAGATATAGCTACTGCTAAAGCTAAAGACCCTCCTAGTGTTGTTTTCATAAAATTTAAACTAACAGCGAATAACAATAAAGTTGCACCTATTGCTGTTAAACTATGAACAATATCTTTTGTTTTTATTTCAGCTATTTTAGTCATTGCAATAGCCATTCCTAATAATGCAACAGACAATATACCCATACTAATACTAGTAGATATCATGCTTTTTGTGTTACTCATAATAAATGAAAATCCTACCATATAAGACATTAACACTATAATTGCCCCTAAACCTTTTTCTAAATCAGTTCGCTTTATATTTCCTAATTTCTTAGTAACTTCTGCTAGAATATAAATTGCTCCTGCCATAACAAGCATAGATGTTGCTGTTGCTATAGCTCCTCCTGTTTCTGTCTGTAATTTTGCGTATTTTAAAAATAGTAATATAGATCCTAACAGTATACCTACTCCGATTAAACCTTTTCCAAGGTCTTTATAATTTATTTTAGATAACTTCTTTACTGCAATAACTAATATATTTATTGCTGCTGCTATTATAATTAGTTGCATAGCACCCTTCATCATAGTTATATGCTTTTTGGATGAAGCACTTAATATGAAAGCCATAACTGTTATCATACCCATTATAACTCCTAAAGCAGTAACACTTGCTAATAGTTTTGAAGTTTTTATAGTACTTATAGTTTTTAAAGCAATTGACAATAAAAGTACTGCAGATGATACAGCTAACAATACTGATATTCCTTTAGTAGCACTTTTGACATTTACTTTAGAAAATGCAACAAAACTAATCATTATTTCTACTAATATAGCTGTTAATCCTTTTAAAGCTCCATCTAATTTATCAGCACTTATTGTAGATAATAACCACAATGATCCAGATAACATCACAACAGCTTGAGCTATTAATGTTAATGTTTTTGCCCTTATACTTAATTGATATGACACTAGAACTTCTTTTAATTCTGTTAATGGAGAAGTTAAATCTCCTACAAATTTTTTTGCTGTGCCAGACAAGTCATCTAAATTTGATGACAAGTTTTTAATAAACTTTGCAAATACAACAAAAACTCCTCCTGCAATTAAGGAGTTTAAAATTCCTAAAATGTCAACTACACCACCTTTAGATATTTTTGTTTCCATCTTTTTTGTTATTGTATCTAATACTTCTGCAACACCAGAAAATGCTTTAGATATACCAGTGCCTATTGCTGTGGCAATAGTTATTATAGTACTATTACTTAATACCTTTGTTATAAAATCTATTATATCGGATATAGTATCTGAAAAATTATTAGCAGCATTTGTCAATATATCAAATACTTTTGACTGTTCTCCTATAGTTAGTAAAGCTACTATAAAATTTCCTATAGCTCCAGTTATTTTTAATATAATTCTTAATAATACTCCTATTATAGTTATGACAGGTCCTACTAATTTAAATAATAATTTAAGAGCTTGTCTAAATACATCAACTATTTTAAATACTCCTTTAAATGTATTTTCTAAATCTTTTGATGATGATTTAGATAATGTTAAACGTTTAGTAAATTTTTCAAACATAACTGTTAAATCATAAAGATTTTTGCCTGTCATTGCAGGTATCATTTCTTCAAAAGCTTTATGTATAGGTGATATAACACTTACTAAAGCTGTAAAGACATTTCTTAACCCTTCTATTATATGCTGTCTTCCAGACATCTTAGTCAATGATTCGGCATACTCATTAATGTCCACAGTTCCATTTTGAACATCTGCGTTAAGTTTTTGCAAACTAGCTATCTCCTCTTCAGTATAACCAGTTTCTTTTAGTTTTTCTTTACTTAAACCTTGTGTTTCTTCTGCTAAATCACTTAAACCTTTTTTCATCATGTCTGCTGTTAACCAACCACTTTTCAAAGTCTCTTTAAATGACCCTTCTTTCTCAATCATCTTGTCAAGATCTATGCCACTTTTTTTAGCAATCTGAGATATTTTGTCTTCGTATCCTGCACCATCAGCTATTCCTAAATTTAAAAATTTATCCCATCCAGATGATAGTCCACCTTCTAACAATTTGTTTCTTTTATCAGACATATTAGATATCATTCCACCTATACTGTCTGATACTTGAGTGAATAAATGTTTAGCTTCATCAAAGTCACCTATAATAAGTTTCCATGATTGACTCCAACCAGATTGTGCTGCTTCCTTAAGTGTATCAATTAATTGAGTCCATGTCTTAACTTTTGTTGCTGCATCATTAGCCATCTTACCCAATTTTTCAATTTCTGTTATTTGTTCTTCTGTGTATCCTAATTGTTTTAGTTGAGAAGCTGACATATCTCCTGTAAACTTATCAAGAGTTTCTGTTAATATGTCAGATGTTAACCATCCATTTTGCAAGGTCTCTCTAAATGACCCCTCGCTTTTAATCATTTCATCAACAGCTACACCATGAACTTTTGCTGTTTCAGTTAAAGCATCTTGAAATACTTTACCACCCATTCCTGCATTTACAATTGAGTTCCAATCCATTAATTTTACAGTACCAGTTGAAAGTGCTTGTGATAATTGATACATTGCTGTAGATGCCTGTTGTGCATTTGAACCTGATACAGCTGCTAAATTTGCTATACCTTTTATTGCAGATACTGAAGTATCTAGTTTTACTCCTGCCGCTGTAAAGGTTCCTATATTTCGTGTCATTTCAGTGAAATTATAAATAGTTCTATCAGCATATAAATTTAATTCATCTAAAGCTCTAGTAACCTCAGTTAAACTAGTTCCTTCTTTAGATGTATTTGCTAATATTGTTTGCACAGAATTTATCTGTGTTTCATATTCTTTCAATCCAGACGATATAGGATCAATAGTTAATGCCTTAGCCATTCTTTTTGCATAATTCACTGCAGAATTAGTTATATTTGCTATGGTTGTTACAGCAACTACTTCCATAGTAGAAAAATGTGCTTGAACAGATTGCACTGCATCAGCCATAGGAGTCATGTTAAATCTTCCTGCAGATTTAGATACTTCGTTTATTCCTGCAGTTGCTCCTTTAAATTTTAGTCCTTCTTTAAATTTTCCTAACAACCCAATAGTAGACTTCATTTTAGATTCAAATTGTGTGTTATCAAATTTCATCTCAACCGTTTTTTTATCTATTGTATCACTCATAGTTTAGTTACCTCCCTCCATACATCATTTGCTAATTTTTCAAATAAAGGCTTAACAGATGGATTAATATAATCTATCCCTTGTACATATCCTCCATTTCTAGTTCCATGTCCATACTGCAATAATATAGCTATATTTGAACCATTGACTACATTAGTATTATAAAATTGTAATGATAATTCCTTATTGTTTTTTACTACTTTGTAATTCCATGAACTAGCAGTAGCACCTGTTTGTTTAGGAGTGTTCATAGACAATAAAGCAACACCCTCTTTTCCATATTTATCAAGATTCACATTGTTTAAAACAGTGGATGTTTTTTTTAGATATTTAGTAAGTGCTTCAAAATCTCCTTTTTGTGAAATAGTTATCATTTGTATAGCCTCCTCTTTTTAAATTAAAAAACATCACACTTTATGAAGTCTCTTTTTTCTTTCAGCATTTATTTTAGCATTATTTGCTAATATTTCATTAGGGCTTCTTTTACTAGAAGATGAACTTTGATTTTTAGCATTACATATTTTAATTAAAGTCATCAATCTATTTAGATGCCATTTTTGGCATTCAAATGGAATATTGTACGATATCATCCAAAAATATATTAACTCAGATGTTATAGTTTCTTTATTTTTTCCATCTATAGTATTTATACATGTGGCAGTCATAGTATCATTAATGTATTCGTCAATACTACGAATATTATCGTTAGATAATCTCAAATAAATTTCATCTGGTATATTTTTAGAAATACTCATACACTTAATATAGTCAATACTTTCTTCTGGAGTTTTTTCTAAATTTTTTAAGAAAGATTTTTTCCATTTTGATTCCCATTTTGAAATAGAAACTAATGAATGCTCCATAGTAAGTTTAACATCAGAAGATTGAACTATAAACTCTTGTGTTGTTTCATTCCATAATTCTTTTGCGGGTATTGTTATAGTAAGCATTAATTCAACCTCCTTTTAAAAATTACTTATTAATTAGATTTGGCATTCTTGTCTGATTTAGCCACTTTTAGTTCTGGCTCTTGTCTTAAATCGTTAGGTACAACTGACTGCATAAATTCTGCAGCTGCATCTGCATCTGTAGCCAATTCCATGTATAGATTAGAGAAAGCTTCTGTTTGTGAAAAACCTTCAGCTAACTCTTTGTTCTTAACAAAACGCTTACCATCTAATGACTTCTCGCCATATGATTTTAAAATAATGTCTTTAAATATTGGGACAAGTTCAATTACTCTATTCTCTTTTACAATTTGTTGAAGCATCTCACTATAACCATTACTAGTTCCTAATTCCATTTCTAATAATTCAGCTTTTGTAAAGTTGAAGTAAAAATCTTCATCTCTTTCCATACCATTATAGTCTGTGTACTTAATATTTTTCTTTAACATGTTAATCTCCTTTTAATATTTTAATAATTAATTTATTTTATAAAAAAGCATACATTCTCATGCTTTTTATATGCATCAAAATATAATTCTTTTTTGTCTCCATTGTAAGTTAGTTCATAGTACATTCCATCAGAAATGGTTGTACTAAATAGCCCTTTTGTATTTTGTAATGTCTTGGATAGCCATACAACATATACTTCTTTTGAAGAAATTTGTTCAGTGCCTCCGTTTGTATAGTCTACTATAAGTTCTTTACATTTTTCTATAAAACCATCTGTAGTATTCATAAATATCCCCTTTCAATAAAAAAATAAGGAGTCACAATAATGCAACTCCTTAAAAATAATGCGTATTGTTTATCCTGCTGTAAACATTGCTGCTACTTCAACAGGTGATGGAAGTTTTGGTTCAATTGCCTCTGAACCATATATAACTTCTAATAATGCCGCTAATTCAGTAGCATCTACTTTAGTAGAATCTATTACTAAATTAGCTGTTGGTTTAAATCCTGCAACTTTAACAGGTGTTGTTGTTAATTCCCAAGATAAACTTATTGGTTCTGGACTGTCAGTTACAGTCGAATATGCTTTTTCTGATGGAGCTGCTTTAGCACCATAAATAAGATGGATCTTAAATCCATGATCATTCTGATCCACATCATTACCTATCAATGTCTTATAAACTAATCCGAAACTAGATCTACCTTGTTGTCCAATCATTACCCCTGGACTAATTTCAGCTGATCCATCACATTTTGCAAATTCGTCTGGATAAGTATAAGCTTCAATACTTGCCCCCAACTCTTCAGTTGAAGTTAAGTCTAAATATTTAATTCCATTTGCATAGAAAGGAGATGATTCTGCTCCTGACGGACTTTCATTTACTGAAATTAATCCATCCCATGCAACTCCAAGTGGATATGCACCTTGTGCATCTTGTACATATAATGCCGCTTCTTGGACGCCTGTTTCATACAAATGTTTGCCAGTTTCATCCCATTGTAATATAGCCATTTTATTCCTCCTTGTTTTTTAAACTACCATGTTAAACACATAATGATGTAAGTTGTCACTCACAAAAGGTGTTTGAAATTTTAAAGAAAGTTGAGCGATCATTGTATTAAAAAGATCGCTGTCTACTTCTTTTGTTATTAATGTTATTTTATATGTTTCTAACTGAAGATATATTCCTCCTCCAGAACAATAATTTGATATATCTATTAGGGTATACACTATTGCAGGGTAAACCATCTTAATATTTTCAGGAGGTTGATAATAGACATGACTACAGTTAATAGTTTGTGTTAAAAATTCGTGAACTTTTAATCTTTTATTCATTATATATTCCTCCTATCGTTAAATTTAATCTTGGGGGGTTTACGTCAATAGACGAAACCTTCCATTTACTACCCATAAAAGTGACATACCGTATTGCATGGAAATTCAAATTAATATACGGATCAGATATAATAGATATTTCATTTGAAATGGTAATATTGTCATTAACATCTCCTGAACCTTGAAGTCTCCTGGTGTTTCGTAGAAGCTCTCCGTAATAATTCTTTTCTGTTATTTTTTCTTCCCATACACCAGGAGATACTTCTATAGTTTCAGCATACCCTATTGTCCCATAATATCTCATTTTGAATTTTTCTCCTATGTTATGAACTACTTTTTAAATTATCCTGCTGTGTCTGATTTAGTTACTTCTAATGTTATAGAAGAGAAAGGTTTTATTAATGCTCCTGAACATCTTGTTTCAATTAAATACTTTTGAGCATTATAGTCAATGTCAAAGTCATCAAACATGTTAATTGCTCCACCTTTATCTGCACCAACATTGTAATCTTTAAGATTTACAATAAGACCAAGCAACTCATATTCAATTCCTTCTTCTTCTCTTACACAATTTTCCATAACTGGAACTGTAACAATAGAAGAAACTCTTAACGCTGTCTTTAGCTTTTCTTCTGTATCATAAATAACTCTACCTGTAGTATCTTCTAATAATAAACAATCTGTTAAAACATCTTCAGTAGTATAAAGTGTAGGAGAACCTGATCCTTTATAATCTTTTCTAGATTTGATAACTGTCTTAATAAATGCTTTAGCTTTCTTATCTGATGAAGATGATGACACTATAGTATCATCAACCATTTTAATGTTAGCCTTAATGTTGTATAGCTCCGCATCTTTCCATACAGGTCTAATATTAGACTCACTAATTTTATCGTCAGAAGAAGTTAATCTTCCATCACCAATTAAAATAGCTCTTGCAATTTCTTCATCTAGCATCATTCTCATTTCTGATTTCAACCATGCTACAACATCTAAATCCACAATATCTACAACATCATCTCTTTCCAATTTCTGTTTCTTATAAATAGTTGTAGGATTAGTAGATCTTTTTAATAAAGTAAATACTTCGTCTTTTTTCAAATTACCTTTTAAATAACCTTTTGCTCTAGCTTCGTCTGCTGTAATATCAGCTATAATAGATTTAATTCTTGAGAAAGGAGAATGATGTGTAGAATTCATTACCATCTTAACCCAAGTGTCATCTCTCTTAATATAGTCTGGTGTTCCTGATAAAGTTCTTGCTTCAGGAAATAAATAATCAATATCTGTAATGCTATGTTGCAATGTATCATCTACATTATGTTCAATTATTGATTCTTTTAAACTTCCCAATCTCTTTGCATCTGCAAAAATATCAGCCATATCAGCATGACTTAAATAGTCTTCTTCTTCATAGTCGTAACCATCAAATAAATTGTGTTTCATATTTGCTCCTTCGTCTCCTTCGTCTTCTGCATCTTCTCCAAGATTTTCTTGTAAAGCTTCTCCTATCATAGCATAAACTACTGTTTTTTGGTCTTCAGTTAAAGTATCAAATACCTCAGCTACTGTTGCATCTTTGTTTGTACTCATTTGTGTACTCTCCTTCTTATTATTAAGTGTTTTATCATCATCATCGCTTTCATCGTCCTTGATAGTTTTGTTTATCTTATCCTTTTCGATATTTGCTGCATGATATAAAGCTAACTCTTCATCCATAAATATAACTGCTTCATCATCAATTTCTTCTCCATGTTTAAGAACTGTGTCTATACATGCTCCTATATTTGCTCCTGCTAATACTAAACTTACTTCTCTTATCACCCCATGCAATACATGACCTTTTTTTTGTTGTAGTTTGTTAGCAAATATAGATAATGATGTTATATCTTTATGCTCAACCATTTCTTTAGCATGCTGACCTGCTTCGGTATCATTAAATGTTCCATAAGCGTATACTCCCTCTGGTCTATTTTCTAATACAGCATGTCCTAGTATATTGGTGGGGTCATTATGCTGATGATTCCAAACTAATGGAACTACTTTAGAATCGTCTTTTATAAATGCATTTTGCATAATGGTTTTTCCATCTGCACACAAAATTCCATTTTTAGTAGCCCATCCACCAAAATCAAAATTATCTTCCATTTTGAATTTCCTCCTTAATACTTTCACTATCTTTGGTTATGTCTTTACTTGCATCTTCTGATGCATCTTTGTTTACTGCTTCATTAAGATTCTTGTTTCTTAACTCATCAGCTTTAGGATCTTTAGATGGCTTACTTCCAATAATTTGTCGTACTTCATTAGAGGTTAATATTTCATTCCTTGTAAACTTATCAGCTATGTCGGCTAAATCGTTTACTGGAACTAATCTAAATGGATCTCTAAAGTATATGATAGACTGCTTTTGTGTACGAGCAGTCTTACTAAGAAACTTTCGTTTCATCTCATCTACTATAGAAGCGATTATAGGTTCTATAGATCTGTTATAATAATTTAACATTGTCTTTTCATCTGCTGTGCCATCTAATATGCTAGGAGTTATACCTAACTGCCCATACAACATATTAGTAAGATACTCTACTTGACCAGTCAAATTGTTTTCTATAGGTCTATTTAATTGAGTAACTTCTTCTGTTCCATCAATATATGCTATTCCAAATTTAGAATTATTTAATTGGTCCTCTATACCTTTTCGTCTTTCTTCAGCTAATACCCTTTGACGATCATTTTTTGTAGAATATGGAACTCTAACTATTAAGTCCAATTTTCCAGATCCACTTTGCTCATCAACACTATCCAATAAATTTAATTTTCTGACTAATCTTTTCATAGTAGAATTAGGGCTATTAACTACAGAATATAAAGGATTTTCAATAATAGCGGTTGTTCTTTTCTCAACTATCACATCCTCTTTTTCTCCAGTTCGTTCATTATACACTCGAACCTTTATATGATTTGGCATCCATTCCAATATTTTAGCAGTTCTCATACTTATTATGTCATATGCCTCTGTATTATATATGTTTATATTTGTTTCTATTGGTACTAATGCTACACAACCTTCATCAAACATTGACATTACAATATCTTGTATAAAAGCTCTATT